TATTGCCTACATTATCGTGGCTTTCTTTTTTTATTTTTTCAAAAAATGTTTTTTCTTTTTTAGAAAAAGTTCTATTAATAGAACTATTGTAAACTGGAACAGGAAATATGGTTTCTATTTTATATTGATCAGACATAATTTATATTTATTACAACTCTAGTATCTTCATCTGTGCAAGAACTTCCAGAATGCATTTCTGTATTATCAAACATTAACAATCTGTTTTCTTTAGAAAACACTTTCTTTTTTCCTTTTTTAAATACTGTATATCCATTGTTTGTATTTAAATACAACACGGCATTTTTACATTCAACAGGAGTATCGTCTTCATAAACATGGTCCATATGAAATCCATGCTCTACTATCTTTTCTGTTCTAGTTAACAAATTTGCTTTTGCTCTAAGGACAGCTCTAGCATTTAACATCTTATAGATTGGTAACATTAAATCTGCAGCGCTACTATTATTTTTAAATGCACCAAAGAATATGTGTATAAATTGAAAATGAGAATCTCCAGGAGTATTAACATGATTATAAAAATACCAAGGAAAATGATTATTATTAAATATAGCTTTTTTTATATTATCAAACTCTTGCATAGGAAGAGCATCATCTATTATTTTAAAAGTAGTCATACCATCCCGTTATAATATATTTTTCTCCATGATCGTTTTGAACACCTCTATGAGTGTGAGTCCAATCTGATGGCCAAATTAATGTTAATCCTTTTTTTGCTTTAGCTCTAGCTTTTTGATAAAGAAACTCAGTCCCTCCTTCTTTGACATCATTTAAATAAGTCATGAAGACTAAACATCTAGTAATGGTGTTTAAACTTCCTCTTTCAAAATGCCAATCTCTGTATCCTCCATGTTTAGGGTAATACTGAATATTAAGATTTCTAGTAATATTAAATTTTGGAATTTTATTTGCAAAAGTATATTTATCCAAATATTGTTTTAAAGAATTTTGTAAGTGGATTCTATATTCTAAAACTCTTGAATCTTTTTCTATAAAGCTAACAGGTAAATCAATTGAATCTTTTATCTCTACAACTTTTTTTCTAACGCCGTCAACAAGAACATCACCATCTATGGCATATTCTTTGTTGTCTTTATAATAAGATATTAAATTATCACAAACTTCTTTAGGTATAAAAGAAGAGTCAATAAAAGAGGACTCATCAAATTTAGTAATTTCTTTCATCTTTATTGATGAACTGTATATACTATTTAAATTAAAAGTCTAGTATCTTTCCCAAGACTGAGTTTCTTCAACCCAAATATAAGTATCTGGAGTTTCTGCACCATCTTCATATGTTACAGGACAATCCACAGGTGCTTTGAAATAACCTGTTGTAGTATCTAATATCCAAGAATCATATGGTTTATCTTTTTGTACAAAACCATCTAGAGTTGCATCATACACCATTCCAATAGAAGGATAATTTATTCTAAATGCTTTGCTTTGATCTGAATGTTCAATATTAGAACCAGCTTCAAAATATTTTCCCATTCTTGTATTATAAGATCCTTGTTTCCAAACAGCGTCAGGTTCATTATGTAAGTTTTTTAAAAAATTAATTCCGGCAGTTTCGTCTGTAGCAATATCGTTAGAAACAGAGTTTACTTGTGTAACCACATTATCTTCATCTAATTTTGCAAAGTAAGCCATTACGCAGTGTAGCTCCCATTTCCAGTAAATACCATAACTGTGTCTGCACCATCTGTACTTACACTTGGTGATCCAGATGTAGTTCCTGAGTAGTCTCCAGTTGGAACTCTTAAAATTACAGTTCCGTTTCCACCAGGTCCACCATTAGCTGATCCACCATAAGATCCGCCCGATCCGCCTCCACCTGATCCAGTGTTAGCACTACCTGTTCCACCTTGAGAAGGCCCTGGTGCTCCAGCACCTCCACCGCCTGATCCTCCTGGTGACGCTCCGTTAGTGAATCCGCCTCCACCACCGCCTCCGGCTCTAGCCGTAGACGATCCGGTAATTGAAGATGATAGACCATTACCTCCTGGTCCAGCAGAAGATCCGTTTCCTTGTGGTGATGCTTGACCAGCACCTCCACCTCCACCACCTGTGTAGTGTGGGTTTGCGTGAGTACCGTTAGAACCGGCAAAACCTTGGTTAGCTGTTCCAGCAGATCCTTGTTTGTTTCCTGCAAGAGAGTTTGAACCTCCTCCTCCTGATCCACCTACACTAGATGAACCTCCTGGAGCATTTCCTCCTCTTCCACCACCAACTGTACTTACTGTAGTAATATCGGGTCCAGCTATTGAAGAGGCGCTACCTTCAGCGTGGTTTCCACCACCTCCACCAACTGTTACTGTATATGTTTCACCTTTTGTCAGTTCAAGAGTTGACTCAGTAGAGTTTCCTCCTCCAGAACTTTCTGAAGCATAAGAGTTTCTATATCCTCCTGCACCTCCGCCACCATGTCCTCCACGGTGTCCACCAACGTTGACGTTGTTTCCACCGCCACCGCCTCCAGCGATAACTAAATATTGAAGAACTGTTGGGCCGGCTGCTCCGCCTGATCCGAAACCTAATACTCTGTATCCAAACATTCTAACTCCTATTATGCGTCGTTCGCAGCGTCAGTAGTAAAGAATAATTTAATTCCAAGTAATCTTGAATCAGCATTTAAATCATCTGCTGAAACATCTCTTGATATTTGAAAAAATACGTACTCATCTGTGCTAGGTGAGCCCGCTATTGTTACCGCGCCGCTTTCTGCTGTTACGTCTAAATCGTTTGATGTACCACTGTGAGCTTTTGCAGTTGGTCCTACAGCTGTTCCAAAAGCTGTATTTAAATCTCCATTATCAGCTAATGCAACTCCTTGTAAAACATATGCACTAGTTCCTGTGTCTGTTGAAGTTGCTGTAAAAAATGCTTGAAAAGTTACTGTGCCTTCGTTCCATGATTTAGGAAAAGCAACAGCAAACTGTGCAAACTCATCTGAATCTTTATCAAAATCTAAAACTTTAAGTTCTGGACCATTTGATAGTTCTACTTGTGCAGCTTCTGCACCATTTGTAGTGTTAGGGTACATAGCACTTGAAGGCACCCAAATAGATTCTTTTCCTGCAACTTTTACTGCAGAACCACCAGCTTGAACAACACCGTTTCCATTTGGTGCAATATTAATATTTCCATCTGCTCCATCTGTTATTGTAATTGTTCCCGAGTTAGTTCCTGAGTTTGTATCTAATATTAAATCATGAGCACCACTTGTTGTAAGTGTAGCTGAAGCTGCTCCTGTTCCGATTCTTGTTTCTCCAGTGCCTTTTGGTTTGATATGAACATCAACGTTAGTTTCCCCACTCGCACCTATGATTGGTGGGTTTCCTGTTGCAGCATTAGTTACTTCTAGTTCATTAACTGCTGAAGCTGTTGTTTGAAATATAATTTGTTCTGCTCCATTTGCATCTGCAATAAAACCTGCATCTGCGATTTTAGGAGCTGTTAAAGTTTTGTTTGTTAAAGTTTGTGTGCCAGTAAGTGTAACATCACCATCACCAGAACCAAAAGCTAAAGTAATAATATCAGGGTTAGTTCCATCATTAGCTGATGCAAAAATTAATTGATCACCTTTGTCTGTTGTAGAAAAAGTAAACGAATCTCCAGATCCAGAAACGTATTTAAATTGTACTGTGTATGCACCTGATGTTGAATTTCTTAAAAAATAAAAAGTTTGTACGTCTAATGGAATAGTTACAATTTGATTCCCTGTAATAGTTCCTGTGAATTCAATCATTCTGTGAGATAAAGTTGCACCAGTTGATCCATCAGAAACTGACAACGTTGTGGTTTGTGCACCACCTGCTATTGATTGTTGTGTAAATCCACCAGAAATTTGTTCTATAATTTGTAAATTAGTATTAGTCTTCGTCCCCCACGTACCGGCATTTTCACCAGTTGCTTGAAGTTCTACCCCTAAAGGTGTGTATGTTGATGCCATAATTTTTATCTCCTATTACGCTGCTACGTCTGTATAACTTGTATTAGAACCTGTGTCAATAGCTTGATATGCTTGAATTCCAAAACCTGTTGCAGTACCGAATGCAGCTACTGAAGCAGTTGCTTCAATTCCCGTTAATCCCATTACATCTGCGGGAGTTAATGTTCCAACACTACCAGTTGCTGAGACTCCTGTCAATCCCATTACATCTGCAGGAGTTAAAGAACCTACAGAAGAAGTTGCTGAAACTCCTGTTAAACTTACAAGTGGATTACTATTTTGATTTGTTTGTCCAAGTCTAAAATCTGCAGAAACACCAGTTAGTCCCATAACATCTGCAGGAGATATAGAACCTACAGAAGAAGTTGCTGAAACTCCTGTTAACCCCATTACATCCGCAGGAGAAATTGATCCTACAGAAACCGTTGCAGAAACTCCTGTTAATGATGTTGTTACATCCCCTAAAATTGTTGGTGATCCAACACTTGCTGTTGAAGAAACACCTGTTAATCCCATAACATCAGCAGGTGAAATAGATCCTACACTTGCTGTTGCTTGTTGACCATCTAATAATATATCACCTTGAATGCCCCACGCATCATCATTCCAAGCTGCTCTACCCCATCCGGTATTTATTTCTGCATCTACAGTAACTGATCCAATAGATGAAGTTAAACCAAAGCCTGTTGGGAAAATTGTTTCATCACCCATGTCTCCCCATGTACCAGAAGAGTTCCAACTTTTTGAACCATAACCTGTTGTAAAAGCCTCACTTATACCCCAAAGATTAGCACTCCAATTACCTGCACCCCAAAAATCTGCGTCAGGTGTGTTCGCTTGACCACCCATGCCAGAGTGATTTGTACAATAATAATATAAAGTTGGTGCGCTTGAAGCTACTTGAATTTGGGTATAGGCTCCAGATGATCCTGGAGTTCCATTTGTTGTTACATTAGTTGTATATGCGTCTCCACCACCATGTGTCCCGTCGCTTGTTGTTGAAAGTCTTAAAGGGTGACTACTGTTTGAACTATCAGATTGATCAAATCTAAAAGTAGCACCTTCAACTAATTCTAAGGTAGGTTGTTGAACTCCATCAATAAAATATTTATTGCCAGAACCGGTGCTTACGACCGTGACTGTGAATGTTCTGTCAACGGACATCCGTTGTTCTCCCTTACGCTATTCTGATTATTGCGTTAGATGCGTCTGCTGTTGGAAATTGAATTGTGAAAGTTCCACTTGTTACAGTCTTATCTCCACCAAATGCTATAACTGCAACAGCTTTATCTGATTGCGTATCATTGTATATTAATGCACCATTTGCTGTAAATGTTGCACTTGTAAAACTTACATCTGCAAAATCACAAATCGCAGTTGTTCCTGAAGTTGTTGGTGTTACACTTGTAAGAGTTGCACCTCCTGCAGAGTATGCAGATCCTGATGTGTTTGATATTTCGTTTGATGTTGAGTAAGCTGTTGTTGAAGCTCCTAAAGATGCAGAGCTTGTGTATAGAGCTATCTTAAAAGTATCACCACTAGAAGCAGTAAAATTATGTGTTCCAACTAAAATTTCTTGTTTGAAACTTGTACAAATTGCCGATGATATTGCCATAATATTTTCTCCTACGGGTTTGCTGAGTTTATCGGTATACGAACAGCTCCATCAGTATAATCGTCTCTTCGTCTTCTTCCAACTTGCTCTTGAGCAAACTTTTGTACCTCTTGTTTATACTTATTTTCGTATAGTGTCAACATATCAATTGGACCTTTTAAAAATCCATATGTTTCTGATAGACAGCAATATAACAGCCCATTTGGAAAATTAAGACTGATATAATTAGTATCATTGTTTTCTAATAAAGCTGGAGCTGCATTATAATGAACTCTAAATTTATAAGTTGTATCAGGAACAGGAGCAAACATCATTCTTCCAGATGTAGTGTCTGACTCTCCTGTACCACCACCAAACATAGCATAATATTTTGGTTGCCCTCTTTTAGCAGATGCAGTCGATGATACGTATTCCTGTAGATAAGTAATATCTTTTTTTTCTAACCAAACATTAGGACCGGTTATATCTGATGTAGAATCATATACTTGTATTCCTCTTATAAACACAGCACCTGCTGGGGCATTAATTGTTTCTTGCCCTGTAACTAAATTACCACTTTGTTGTTTTCTATCAGCATCAATAGGGACATCTCTAAATATTCTATACTGTGCATTTAATATAATATTTTCTAAAACAGAGTCTGACAAAACAGTTGAATCTGTTTCAGTGTAACTTCTTATTTGTGTTTTTAATCCTGATGCACTTAATCCAGCCATTATTTCGCTCCTGCTAGTTCTCTACATTTAGGACAACGATGTTTATATTTATTATGTTCATCACAATAACCTTTTACCTCTTCATACAAAGTAAGATGAGGATCTTGTTTTTCTGGTTTAAATATATTTTTAATCCAATTCCAAATTTTATTTATCATGCTTCTATTGTTACGGGTCCAACAGAACAACCGTAACCTCCTCCTTTTACATTACCACTTGTAGCAGTATCTGTGTCAACTGTAAAATGAAAATAATTAGATGTAGAATAATCTGTTGTTATTCGTGCATCGTTTTTATATAATCCAGTTGTAATAGCGTAACCCGTTGATTTTGCAATATTAACACCTGTAATTCCATCAAAACTTTCAGGATTAGAATATTGAAAAGTATTTCCACCTGCAGAAATTGTTGGTGGACCTCTAAATCTATATGTTGTTCCGTTAACTAAACCATGACCTGGAGAAAAAACATTTATAATTCTAGAACCTGCTTCGTAAGTTTCAAAACCATTGTTAGGTATTCTAACTGTTGTAGCTGGTTCTGTTCTATCTGTTCTTACATGTCTTAAAGCTATTGCATCTGCTCCATGTGGTTTTGGTTCTAATTGTGGTTGCTTTGGTTCAAATTCAGATATATGAACAAGAGATCCATTCCATTCTCTTACCATTTCTTTGTATGGAAACTCCATACCAGATCTATCTGATATTGCTTTTGAACGTTTACCTGATGCGTAATTTGCCATTATGTTCCTGGATAGTAAACTTTAGGAGTAATATATGTACTCGAAGCTGACCCATCTTCTGCTAGTGCTCTTGCTAATTCATCTTCATAATAAAGTTTCATAGCTTGAACCATTTGTGGTTGATATTTTTGTGCTAAATAAAATGCAAGACCTGATACCATACAAGGTACAAATCTAAATGGTAGATCAGTTGCATTTGTATAATCTCCTATGTCTTGAATTCTTTTTATGTAATAAAAATGCATATCTTTAGATGCATTAGTTGAATCAGGTGTAGGGTAAATACTAATACTTACATGATCTATAAATCTTTGAACCCAATATTGATTGGGCGTACCTTTAGAAAGTTTGTTTGAAAAAGCCGCATAAGTCGATCTATCAACTTTTGTCATTGGTGAATCAGATTGAGTAGTTTGTGTTCTATTAGATCTTAATTGTGCTTCAAGAACATCGGATATACCATATACATCTGCTGGTGTAGAAGTAGCACTTGTACCATCACCACTTGATCTAAAAAATTTATACTCTGCTTGCCCTTCGATTAAATCAAGATTAAGTTCTCCTATTTCCCAATAGTGAATACCTCTATTACCCCATTCTTGAAATAAGATATTAAGAGATCTTCGGGCTGACTTCATT